TCATACTTTCAACTTCACCAAAGGATTAAACATCAGCGCATCATTTAAATGCTCTGGGGCGAAATGCGAATATCGCATAGTCATTTTAATATCGGTATGACCTAATATTCGCTGTAAAACTAAAATATTACCGCCTGACATCATAAAGTGTGAGGCAAAAGTATGTCGTAAAACATGAGATGATTGCCTATGGGGTAATTCAATATTGGCTCTTTTTATTGCTGAACGAAAAGCAGAATAGCAGGGCGTAAATAATTGGCCTCTACGTTTCGGAATTTCATTAAACAACTCTTCTGATATAGGTACAGTTCTATTACGTTTACCTTTTGTTTTGGTAAATGTAATTTTGTAAGGAGTAACTTGTGAACTGGTTAAACCTTCAGCTTCTGACCAACGCGCTCCAGTAGAAAGCGCAATCTTGACAATAATAGATAAGTCTTTTGCTTTGCTTTTATCACATTCTTTTAGCAGTTGAATAATCTGTTCATCAGAAAGAAACGCCATTTCTGATTCATCAGTACGAAATGAGCGAACATTCTTTAATGGGTTATCATCTTTCCACTCACCCAATCGATGCAACTCATTAAACATAGCGCGAAAATAAGCTAGTTCAAGGTTTGTTGTTCGTGGAGCAACGGACTTGATCCTATCGGCACGAGTAATTTTTCCACTTAATCGCTTTTCACGATAAACAGAGAATAACTTAGCATTAAACTCTGTTGCTAAAGGCTCGCCCATTGCTTTGCAACCGAATAACATCATTTGTTTTCGGCTTTCACCATCAGCTAATGTAATACCATGAGCACGAAACCAGATTTCAACCAATTCAGACAATAAACGTTTATCTTCTTTTTCGCCTAGCCACGGCTTATCTTCTGTTTGTTCAAGAATATAACGTTCAAATGAAATAGCTTCACCTTTTGTAGTGAATACTTTTCTAATTCGTTTACCTGTTCGGCCATTGGGGTAAAGCTCAACTTGCCAACGACCATCTGGTTGTTTATTTATTGCCATCGTTGTTTATACCAACTACATTTTTTAGCCAATCATGAAAATAATATTTTTTATGACCTTCACTTGCCATCATCGTTTGAATCCTTCTAACAGCAAACGTTCGATGCTCATTCCTTACATGACAATAACCAGCAACATACTCGTCACCATAACTGTTCTTTTTGTATTGATTTATATCTACGGTTCTTCTAATTTTTCCTGAATTAGATAAATAGGTAAATGCTGTTTGTATAGGAGGAAACTCAGCTATTACTTTAATTTCTTTAGCTTTGTATCTAATGTCTTTCGCATATTCAAAAAGTTCATGTAAATCTAATTTAAATTTCTTTTTACAAAGATCTTTAAAGTCATATCTTGATGAGCCGATAGTTATTACTGTAATGATTTCTTTTTCAGGAATATAAGTTGCTTCACCAGTGCTGGGGTCTGTAAGTTCTAAATAGAATTCACCATCATCATATATATATAATCGTGTAAATATGCCATAGATTTTATCAGTTTTATCTCTGATTCTAAACGATGCTTGATTAGTTATACCTTGCCATAGAAGAGATTTACCATTTTTCATAACAAAAGTTTTTACATCATCAGCAATAACAGTCCTTGTTTTATCTTCTGTATGAATACTTCCGGCTATCTTAGGTAGTTCTATTGATTCTTTTGTCTGGATATCAAAATTGGTGTCATGGAGTGTTTTTATTTCTCTATTATGAGAGTTTGTATTTTCTGTAGATATGTTTGTTTTTATTGTAGTGTTTTTCTTATTGAAAAACCAAATACGTGATAAACCTATAATTAACGCACCATTAACAACTAACATAAATATAGATACACCTTTATTTTCTATTTCTGGGGAAAAAGTAAGACTTAAGCCAGTAATAAAAAATAAAGTTAGAAATAAAAGTATTAATATTTTCAGCACAAAAAAAATCTTTTTCATTATGAAAATCCTTATCTAGTTACTGATTTTCAATAATAGTAATTACTCGACCGTGAATTTCTATATCAGAAATTTCACAATCAAAAGCCATTCCAATACCTGAAACTCTAACGCGTTGCAGAGGCATTCTAGTCAGTTCTCTAATGCTCATTTTTCCATCAATTTCGATGAGCCATTTACCATCGAAAACATCGTTATATTTATTATCAATAATGAAGTAACTATTTCCATCTTGGATAGATATAGGCTCTGATGGTAAAGGGGATTGATTGGGAAAAATCACTTTATCAAACATGATATGGTCTGAGGTGATAAGTTGTCCATTTTTTAGCTGAAAATTAGGAATTTTTAAGTAGTCTAGTTTTTCATGGTTAAACGGTTTACCTTCACCAAATGCTAACCACTCTAAATTAGCACCTGTTTCATACATACAACGTACAACCATATCAGCTGGGAAATTATTACGTTTATATCTTCCTGATATACCGCTAGCTCCCATATTGAAATGTTCAGCTAGCATTATTTTTGAAGTAAAACCATAGGCTTCTATTATTCTATCTAACACCTCGCCACTGTTTTCACAGAACACAAAGTCAAAAGGCTGGTTCATCTTAAATAATCCTCAATTACGCAAAACGTGAAGTTTATTGTTTTTGAATATTGACTATTCACAAAAAGTTAATTAATCTTCACGTTATGGATAGTAACGAATAGTATTGAATAGCATCGAGTGACATCGAATAGGAGATTTTGCCTTATGCGACCTAATATTACAATCAACATAAACACGCCTTATCTTACAATTGATGCATTTAGCAAATGCACTGGATTACCTAAATCAACCATTCGAGACATGATTTCTGATGGACGTTTGCCTGTACGCGCTAAATCAATTGATATGAAACGGGGAAAAGTATTAATCAATATGCTTGCCCTTTATACAGATGCATCAGAAGGTTGCAATATTTCACTTCAACCGAATTCGTAAGGTTAGTCTTTCGCATTTTGAGAATAAACACCATGTTTGATTATCAGGTTTCCAAACAAGCGCACTTTGATAATGCATGTCGTGCTTTCGCAAATACCCATAAAGGGGATTTAGTGCAAATAGCTGAAAGCATTGGCATGAACGCCCAAATGTTGCGTAACAAGTTAAACCCTGAACAACCGCACCAATTAACGTGCATTGATTTAATGAAACTGACTGATGCAACTGAGGACGCCTCTATCCTTGATGGTGTCTTAGAACAAATGCAATGTCAGCCGTCAGTGCCAGTTAATGAAGCGTGTGATTCTAATGTACCCGCTTATTTATTAACGGCAGTCGGTGAGGTGGGGAAGTTAGCAACTAATACAGTTTCAGGCGGTAATTTCAATAATGCACGAGTCGCTGACTTTAAACGTTCTGTTAATACAGCAATTCGTTGTTTAACGTTGGCAGGCATAACACTATCGGCAAGATTACATACTAATCCGGCGTTTGCCTGTGCAGTGGATGCAGTCGCTAATCTTAGCCCATCAATGATGTGAGGTTTTAAAATGAAATTAAATTCATTACAGCTTCAACAACACAAATATAAATTATCAAGTGATTCATTTAAAAATGAAAATAACAATTCTATTTATATTGTTAGTCTCATTTTATTTATGGGTTATTTATTAATATCAGCTTTAAGTTAATTAAAGAGGTTATTATGTATCAGAATCAAGTTGAAAACGAACAACGTGCTTTTCATATTCCAGTTGCTCAACGTGTCGATGGATTAAATCATACCGCTAAATTACGTTCTCGCCATTTTGGTTTACAAAATGAAGAATTAAAACGCTTCTTTTTTGATATGCGCGATAGATTTGATGATTGCTATCAAGAAAATAAAAAATTCTTAGGCGTCATTTTATATATGGCAGGTATTCCCAAAGAAAGACATGATTTAAAATTTGAAGATTTTAAAACATCGGAAATATTCGACATTATTAAAGCTATTAATCATATCAAAGCCGTTACGGCATTATTACCTAAACAATTAGCATTACCGCAATAATTAATTAAACCCAAAATAAAAATAAATGACCTTAATCAGTCAGGGCTTTTTGCAACCTAAATAAAGGAAATATATTATGAGAACATCAATACCAACTCCCGTTTTTATGTCTGCGAAAATTGCTAATAACGAACACGCTCTTGTTTTAGATTCCACATTAGCGTTGGCGCGTAACGAACAAAAGCAAGCCTGTGCGGATAGATATGCTTCCCGTATTCGTAAACTGTCTAGTTTAATTATTCAAAAGAAAATGGATTACGCCGACGTTGCTGAACTGTTGGAAAGTGAAGCATCAGAGCTAGAACGTCAAGCGCAAGAACTGGTTTGATATGACTAGTGCGGTGGAGAATAACAGCGACGTATTTATCTCAATGCGTCGCCAAAAAGAAGAATTTCAGCCAGGGCTATCGCCAAAAGCGTCCTTGGCTGAACGCATTATGTATGATGCAAACCCGTTTGATATTGAATTCCGTAATAGCATCTTGGGTAATGTGCCTGATTCATTGGCGATTTATTTTGCCACCCGATATTCAAAAATATTTAAAAGTGGGAAAAAAAATAGCAGGCGTCTTGCTAATACATTTTTACGCAAATTTGCACAGAATGTATTACCAAGATACAACCTTGTTTTATCAAAGTATCAATTTGATGGTGTTACATCAGGTTATGATTTTTTCCCTGAAAAATACGTCGAACAAATTTCTAACCTACACACGTTAGACCGTGGAACCATCAAAGAGCTGGCGAACGGTATCGCCCGCTATCTTACATCTACATTTACTGAATTTTGCCAACGTGCTGATTATGAGAATGAATCAGACGGGGCTAAGTTCGGCTACAAGAAAATAAGTAAGATCACTTCACAAATAGGCACTGTGCCACCGTACTGGAAGCAGTTCACGCAAGGGCGTGGAATAACAGAAGGGCAAATGTTATCAGGCTTATTACGCATGATGTCTGATAAGTGGTGGTATGGACGTTTAAAGAGCATGCGCGATTTGCGTGCTGAACATTTGGCTATTGCAGTCGGGCAGGTGCAAAAAAGTGCTTCCCCTTATATTTCCCGTCGTGCTTTACATGAGTGGATAGAACAAAAAAAACGTAACTGGGATTATATTAAAAGTTTCGATTTAACTAATGAGAATGGTGAGCGTGTTTCTCTTGAAGAAATGGTATTAGCCAGTGTTTCTAATCCTGCGGTTCGCCGTTGCGAATTGATGGTGCGTATGCGTGGGTTTGAAAACATGGCTAATGAAATGGGTTATGTTGGTGAGTTTTACACCCTCACAGCCCCATCAAAGTATCACAATGTATACAGTAAGGGCGGTTTCATTGAACAATGGAACGGTGCCTCCCCTCGTGATGTTCAGAAATACCTATGCAAAGTTTGGTCAAAAGTTCGCGCTGAATATGCCCGTGAAGGTATTCGCCCTTTCGGTTTTCGTGTCGTAGAACCTCACCATGATTCAACTCCCCACTGGCATTTATTGTTATTTGTTCATCCTGATCACGTTGAAAAGTTGAGAAAGATTTTTGCGGAATATGCCCGTGAAGAGGATGCCTTTGAGTTAAAAACCAAAGAGGCAAAAGAAGCCCGCTTTTATGTTGAGCCTATTGATAAAGAAAAAGGGTCCGCAACGGGTTATATCGCTAAATATATTTCTAAAAATATTGATGGTTACGCAATGGATGACGAGATAGATGATGAAACGGGGCAGAAATGCAAAGACATGGCTAAAGCGGTTTCAGCATGGGCGAGCTTACACCGCATTCGTCAGTTTCAGCAAATAGGGGGTGCTCCGGTGTCTGTTTGGCGAGAGTTGCGTCGCTTGCCAGGTGATGAGCAAATTCTAGCAACGGAAGATATGGACAACGTGCGTTTTGCGTCAGATGTAGGCGATTGGTATGCCTACACCGAGTTACAAGGTGGTGCGACGGTAAAACGCCGAGATTTAACCGTGAGGCTTTCTTATGAAGTCACCGAAATGGGGAACGAATACGGCGAAGATGTAAAAAAAATTAAAGGGGTTTACTCACCGCTTGCGAGTGAGGACTCTTTCTATCTTACCCGCACCGCTAAATGGGAACTCGTTGCTAAAGTATCCACGTCTGTTAAAGGGAGTGGTTTGGCTTTTGATGGCGCGATTAGCGCCCCTTGGAGTTCTGTCAATAACTGTACGGGGGAAACCCGGACGATTAACGATGAAGAAAAGGGGATAACGGAAATTTTAGATAATTTCAGGTCAATCGGGCATGAAATAACCCTAGACGATGCAAAAAAAATGAGAAATGGGTCGGGAATAGTCATTGATGATATTGCATTTAGATGTTTTGACGATGGTTCTTTGATAAGAACGGGCACGACACAACTGAAATACCGTCAACTCCATGAAAGGAAGGCGCGAATTTTTAACAAAGTCAATAAATTAAGGGGAATAAATGTATAGATATTGGGTTTTATTTTATTTATTGATATCAATAGTTCTTTTTATATACAGAACTATAAAGTCTAAAAAAAGCTATCATGAAAAATATAGCTTAGGTTCAGCGATAGATTATTCCATGCTATGGCCATTTTATATTTTGATAGCATTCTATTTTTTCCTTGCAGATAAATATCGTAAATTTATTGGTATGAGCGAGGATAGGTAATCTATGAATGTGCAATAAGTAAATATATCTCACATTATTATCACTTAGGGGTTCACAAAAATCATAAAGTTATTATACTGTTTATTCATACAGTATTCTTTAAGGGTATGATAATGACAGATAATATAAAAAGCATGGAAGCATTTGAAAGAATTGCACTTATCGCAAAAGTAGGCAGTTTTGATTCTTTCACATCACAGGAAAAAGATATCGTTTTATCATTAATATTTGAGTTAGCTGACAATGCCAGAGTGGACTTATTGGAAAAAAATAAGCCACACAATGTGGCTCAATAATTTAAGCAATGGGCGCTTTGAGTAAATCAAGCGCCATTTGTTTATTATCCGGTAGCAGTTTATCAATCATTTTATTCACATCTTTCGCACTAGGGCTTAGCGTGTGACTAAAAGTGACGTTTAAAACGAAAGTCATCCCGCATTCTAAGTCCGTGCATTGACAATAAAGATCTGCAAATTGGCGATGTTTTCTATTTGTTGTTCTTATGATTGCCTTTTCACCGCATGTGGGGCAGAGGACTTTCATCACTTTCATATTCCGAACTCCAAAATAATCGAACTGACGTAATTTTACCTTTTTTTGTCTCATTCTGCACCCAAACGGTCGTTATCTTTCTTAAAATTGATATGCAAATGCAACGGTATTTCAGGGTCACTATTGACGGCATTCTCAAACATACGTTGCACAGGGATAACTTCATCTTGTCGATAGGCTTCGCGGGCTTTTATTGGGTCACCCAGTCCGCCAACATTACCAGGAATAATCCCCGCCAGTCCCGCAGGGAAACGGTGGGCGGTTAAAATATCTTGAGCACTGATATTTTTAACATTATTAAATTCATCTTTGGCTGAAATATCCCCAATCGGCATAAATTTAATCCCGTCGGGATCGCCTTTGGGAATATGCACAAACATGGTAGAAAAATTACCAATTCCTTTACTATTTTCCAGATTTTTAATGATTTGGGCTTCCACTTCATCAGTCAGTGAAGGGTCGTTACAATAAAAAACCCCCCCTGTATGTGCTCCGTTGTGGTAATACCGACGACGAAAAATAGTCGCCTCACTATTTAAGAGAGCTGCATGTATACCACCGATATAATCAGGAATACCATATACTTGCTGTTGTGGGTCATATTGCTTGATAAAAATGACATCTTCAGGCGGATAAACTAACGGTTCACCTTCCATCAAAATAACAAAATCACCGTCTTTTCGACAACGAAGATAAAGTGAGGGCAACACAAACAGTTGAATGACGTTCCCCCAATAATCTCGTACTTTTAGAATAGCTGTATCACCAAAAATGAGATAACTCATTACCGATGCTTTTAGCTGTTCGTGGCTCAGTCCTCCGCCTAAAAAATCAGACAAAATCATATTTTGACGCGCATAAATTACCCCGCCATGTTGGGCATTTAAGTTAACTAATTGAGCGAGGGCAGTTCTATCAATCGGGAGTGAATAATGGTCATGTTCATTGTCATACCAGATATTTTGATAGTCCGTATGCGTTGTTAATATCGGCTCGGGTTTGCCCAGTGTAATAATACTCATATTTTTTTTAGGGGTATCGGTAACCGGAACCGATAATTTCTTCCGTGATTTTTTCTTAGCCATTACGATGCCTTTTGAAATATCCATTTTGATTTACGTTGATTATCAGTATTCAACGGTTCATTGATTGCGCCATGAGCGATAGCCCAAAAACTATCAGCATGACCTGTTTCCATACTGCGGTCAGCAACAAATGTCATAGCACCGCCCTTGCTGGTTGTATCTCGACGAATAGCCAAGAAACTGGCGGTGATTTCTTTTTGTTCTCTATCCCATTCGATGCGCTCTTCATCGACTAAATCGACCATTTTTAAAACCAGTTGGGTTTTCATGCTGAGGCTATAACGAATTTCCATTGTTTCGCGTGGTGCGAAATCTTGCACCATCTCATAGACACCATGACCGATACCTGTCGTATCAATGCCGATATGGGTGAAGCGATAACGACTATAAAGTTCTTGGATTTTTTTTGCTTGATGTTTCCATGCCATACCTTGCCAGTAATAAACGGCCAGAACACGGAACCGTTCACCAGGCACAGAAGGAGGTGCTAAAATAGCAAAGGCGGAGGTATCACCCGAACGGGCAGGGTCATAACCGCCCCAAACTTCACGATTACCAAATGGACGCGGTTCATCAGGAAAGTGATCTTCCCATAGCCCCACATCAACCCAACATTTTTCTAAATCGTTATATTTAAAGACGGATGCGCCACTATCGACAAAGACACACATATACAACATGTTAAACGTGTCTTTGTTATAGCGATTACGCAACTTATCAATGGATGCTAAGTTAAAACCACCTTTAATCGCATCTTCCAGCGTAATGACATAACGCCATTGACCATCAGGACAATCTCGTCCGCCGTCCTGCATTTCTGTAAATGTCGGAAATTTAACATTCTTACGTTCTTTTTCAGTTCCGCGCCATTCGTCACCTGTCCAAAACGGGTATGCGGGATGGGTTTTTGAGCTAGGCGTAGAAAAATAGGTGGTGCGCCATTTATCATGGGTTGCCATTGCAGAGGCAACTTCATTTAAATGTTTAAAGTTCGGTACCCAAAAATATTCGTCACAATAAAGATGGCCAGAATAACTTTGGGCAGTGTTTTTATTGGTGGATAAAAAGCGCAGTTCTGCGCCATTGCTTAAACGAATTGGGTTACCCGTTAATGTCACACCGAAAAATTGCTCTGCAATATTGACAATATAGGAGCGGAAAACCTCGGCTTGCGGTTTTGATGCTGATAAGAAAATTTGCGGGTCACCTGTGAGCACTGCATTTTCCAGCGCTTCAAATGCAAAATACCAAGTCGCTCCGATTTGGCGTGATTTCAAAATATTACGGATAGATTTTTTAATGTTATTGCGTAAATGTTTTTGATAACCGAATAGATTTTTATCAGCAAATTGCTGAAATTGTTCTTCTGTTAATTCGGAAATATCATTTTTACGATAGCGTTTTTTCTTCCTTGGTTCGCCATCGTCAGACTCATTGTCATTTGAGTAGCCAGATTGATTTTGTGCTTTTGCCTGTGCCAGCTTCTCGGCGTGTTTATTTTGTTGTGCCATCAATTTGATATGATGGTTAATTAAACGGTCTAACTCCTCTTGTTCAAAAACGGTCTTATTATTTCGCTCACTGAGCAAAATAATGCGTCGATTAATCGCATCTAAAACCGATTCATGACTGAGTAAATCCTGCCAATTCCCTTTTTCAGCCCAATAGTAAACGATCCGCCGATTCGGCAAATTAAGTTCGGTTGCAATTTCTGCAGGAGTATAGCGTCGCAGGTACAGCGATTTCGCTACTCCTATTAATTCATCTGAATATCGTGAGTTCGCCATAATGTAAAACATTATGCCTAGTCAGATTCTATCTGGCGTTGGGAGGAATTTGGTTATACGCCATATCCAAATTTAACCATTCGCCCATTTTATGGAATTTCGCAATACTGTTACCTCAAACGGAATTGATAAAAATACCCACGGATGGGGGATGCTATGTAATGTCACAATTAATGACAAATTGGCTCTGTATTGCGACTGCGGGCGATACCGTTGATGGTCGAATTATTGAGGAAAGTTGGATTTTAGAGTCTGCAGAACTCTATGACCGTCATTTATATACCGCATGCATTTGGCCTGAGCATGAGCGCTGGTTTGGTTCAATGGGGGAAGTGTTAGCGCTAAAAGCGGAACGTGACGAAGAAGGAATATTAAAGCTTTATGCGCAATTGCGTCCTAATCAGCATTTATTACAAGCCAATCGCGATGGTCAATTGCTCTTTACCTCAGCGGAATTTACCCCAACAGGTAATTTTCGGGGGACAGGGAAAACCTATCTCGAAGGGTTAGGGGTAACGTGTTCACCTGCCAGCGTTGGCACTGACCGATTACAGTTTAATAAAAACGGTAAGAAGTTTCGTTATGGTGCACTAAAACCATTAGTGTTTGATGAAGTAAAACAGTTTAAGGAAGAAAAGATGGCTAAGGGAAAGGGCTGGCGTAGTTTTTTTAATATTGATGAGCCAAGTGTTGATGATATACCCGAAGAAACAGGCGCTAGTGATGCAATGCAAGCACTGGCTGAGGCATTATCTGCACTTGAAATTCGTGTTACCGCAATTGAAACACAACTGACTTCAACAGCAGAAAAAGTAGATGATGTTGAAGAAGATGTGGAAGTTATCAAAGATGCTGTTGATACACCTGAATTTAAGCAATTGAAAGATAACTTATCTTCCATTTTAGGTAAATTCAGCAAGTTGGATACAGTGGCATCGCGTATCCCTGGGAAAAATCCACGTGGCGGTAAAGAAAAACGCTTTGCTAACCTAGTGTAAGGGGTAAGTGATGTCATTAAATAATCAACGAATTCGTGAGCTTTTAGATGCTTATGAAAGGGCTTTTTCGGCATCTTGTGGTGTCGCCAATGTTAATCGATATTTCGGACTGACAGACCCTAAAGATACACAGCTACGAGATGCGTTATTGGAGTCTGCCGAATTTTTGAAATTGATTACGGTGGCTGACGTTGATCAATTAGTTGGGCAGGTTGTTCCAGTCGGTAACCCAGGTCTTTTTACTGGACGTTCAAAGACAGGCCGTTTTGGTCGTAAAGTGGGTGTTGAAGGCAATGAGTACAAATTGGTTGAAACAGATTCTGGGGCGTTTATGCCGTGGGAGATGTTATCAGTTTGGGCTAATGCGGGCGGTGAAAATGAATTTATTAATCGTATGCAAGCCTTTATTCAAGAATCATTTGCCCTTGATATGATCCGTATTGGTTGGAATGGTAATCATATTGCTGAAGATACCAATGCAGAAAAATACCCTAATGGTGAAGATGTTAATAAAGGCTGGCATCAAATTGCTAAAGAGTGGAAGGGAGGCTCTCAGGTTCTGACGGATGCTATTTCATTAGATGATAATGGCGATTATCGTTCATTAGATGCTATGGCGTCAGATTTGATTAACACCTGCATTCCGCCACAGTTCAGAAATGATCCACGACTTGTGGTCATGGTAGGACCCGATTTAGTTTCAGCAGAACAATATCGCTTATATCAAGGTGCTGATAAGCCAACGGAGAAAATTGCTGCTCAAATGCTAGGCTCTACAATTGCAGGACGTCCAGCTATGGTTCCGCCATTTATGCCAGGCAAGCGTATGGTGGTCACTATTCCAACAAATCTACATATTTATACGCAACGTAATACACGCCAGCGTAAAGCAGAATTTGTTGAAGACCGCAAGCAGTACGAAAATAAATATTTACGTAATGAAGGTTACGCCCTTGAACAGCCAGAACTTTATGCAGCTATTGATGAGTCTGCTGTCACCATCGGTAAAGTAACTGAACCAACTGAAAAAGTAGAAGGTTAAGCGTCATGCTATCACCTGCTCAAAGACACAGGCAAAAAATTGAAATGCAACAAAAGCTCGAACAGCGACAGGCTATTGCTATTGCTGACGGTGAAAGTATGCATCTTCAAGCGCGTGCCATTGAGCGGGATGTCAAACGACTGCGAGCACTGAATCAAACGTATGAACGTGTGGCAATGAAACGAGACGAATTATTGCCTATGTATCTACCGACGGCACAACGCTATTTAGATGAAGGCGAGGTGTATCAAAACCCGATTTTTGTGTATTGCGTCATTTGGCTATTTGATGTGGGGGAGTTCGATAAAGGACTGGACTGGGCAGATATTGCCATAGCGCAAGGACAGCGCACCCCCGACAATTTTAAAAGTGGTTTCCCTGCTTTTGTGGCTGACACAATACTCGCATGGGCACAGTTAGAAGCGGAAGCAGGAAACCCCATTGAGCCTTATTTTTCAAGGACATTTAAGAATGTCACGGAAATTTGGCGAGTTCACGAAAAAATACAGGCGAAGTGGTTTAAATTCCATGCGTTAGAGTTATTAAAAGGCGATGTGGGCGATGTAAGAGCTAGCGCGATTGATTGTGTCGATACGTTAAATCAAGCTGATGCCTATCTAGCCAGGGCACATCAATTAAACCCAAAAAGTGGCGTTAAAACACACCGTTTGCGCATTGCCTCACGATTACGGGCATTAGAGCAAGTGTAAAGACTACCGCAAGCCGGAGCGGGCACAGTGGAGACAAAACAATTTATTGTTTATTGGTCATGGAAACTGGTACGCCCGCTTTTTATTAAGGACAAAAGGATGAAAGGGAAAATATTACGTTGGATTATCACTCTGTTATTTTCAATCTCGCTATTAACTGGCGTTTTGATGCAGAATGAAAGTCTTTTAAATATTGGTGTGTCAATGGCTTGGATTGCCGTGTTATTGGCTTTGTTTTGTAGCAGTATTGTTTTTATTGCTTGGTATGCAGTTTCATTTATTAAAAATTTACCTGAAAAAAACAAAAGTGAATTAAGTGATTTTTTCTTTAAATTGACAAATAAACCCAAAAACAGATTTTACTGGTTATTTCTCGTCAGTGACATTGTTGGAATTATCTGTCTGATTTTATCGGGTTGGATTATTACCGCGATAGCTTTCGCCTTTGTCTATCTTTTGAGTCAATTAATAAAGAATTTTTCTTTAGATGCACTCGATAACTTGAATAAAACGAGTACGAATGAATGTTAAACGGGAATAGCGTTACTTATCAAAATGAAACACTAACAAATGATGAATTTTGGCCTGATTTAAATTTAGGTGATTTTCAAAAAAGTCGCGCTATTCCCGCCAATATCGATGCTGATTTTATTGCTGATGCATTATTAACTACGGTCACAGAGATTAATTCTGAATTAAAAGACGTAAAAAGTTATTGGCTATCAAAAGGTGTTAATCAGGCAAAAGACGCCCCAGGCGCAAAAATAAAAGGGGTGAATGCCCTTTGTGCGCAATATAAAAAAGCGGTGTATGCCAGGGCAAAAGCCGATTTGTTGGGTGAATATTTGTCGATTGTCAGTCGAGCGCCCAATCCACAGCAAGAAAGCGACGAATTACGGTCACGGTTATTAGCAGAATCAACTTTTGTTATTCGCAATATGAAACAGTTGCCTCGCATTACGGTAAAAATGATATGACCCGACTACAAAAATTGACGGCGTTCTTACGTGCAAATTTGCCTGAACCCGTATTTGCAACCGAATTTAGTAGTGAGATGGATGATATTACATTTAAACGCGCTCACAATGATTTAGGCGAAAAACAATATCAAATTTTAACGCAAGAATATGATGCGGTAATTGCGTGGGGGCGTTGGCCTTATCGTGAAATTGATACACGTTATATCCCCGTATTAATTGAGGCATGGTATCAAGATTTAGAAACGGATTTTACCGAACCTGATTTCGATGATGAACCACCGACTATTGATGTTGATGTGATTGACGATGATATCGCGATGGTTGTAGTCACCCTTAAATTAAGCGACGCCATTGTGTTAAAAGAAGATGAAAAAGGCCTCGTGCCATTTGACGGTAAACGTTGGTCATTAGCCAATCCTGAAGTGTTATTTGCTGAAAATATTGATGTGATCCCCCGTGGTGTGAAATGAGCATTCAAGGGCAATTAAACGAAAAACAATTAAAAAAGCTACGAGAACAGCTTAAAAAGTTGGAATTACCACCGAAAAAACGCCAGCGGTTACTTTGGCGGATTGCGAAATATGGTGTGATTGTTGCTTCAAAACGCGCGGTAAAAAATCAGCAGACACCTGATGGTGAGGCATGGCAAGGGCGACACGGTAACTACAAAAAAAAGATGCTCCGTAAAATGCCTAAGCTATTAAAAATTCGTGAAATTCCCGAAAAAGGCGTAGTCCGCATTTATCTCGGGAGCGGAAATTATCGCAATGGCAGTAAACCTGTGGGTGCTGGTGTCGTGGGATATAGCCAGCAATATGGTATGACAGCAAAAATTAATCGTAAAAATGCCAACGATAATAATATCCGAAAAGCAACGAGTGAGAAGAAGCCAGAACCTACCGCAACACCGAAACAAGCCAAAAAATTACGGGCGTTGGGCTATAAAGTAAAAAAAGGGAAGCGTTGGGTAAAGCCTCCTTTAAAAGAGATTGCGGGAAAGATGCGTTTTTTTCAGGCGGGGTTATTAATTCGTCTTTTACAAAATAAACCTAAAAAAACCAGTTGGGAGGTAGATATCCCCAGTCGTGAGTTTTTAGGCATCAGTGATGAAGATTTTATCAAAGCGTTAGAGAGACAACTTCAAGGCATCGGCTACGGTGCATAAAAAAGGAATTTACTATGTGGCCAACTGTTCAGGTTAATCAACATAACCAACTGCAAGGCGAAACAAAAGAAATTGAACGCATTTTGCTGTTTATTGGTAAAGGAAAAACCAATATTGGTAAAACTATTGCGGTCAATACGCAAACCGATTTCGATGAGGTGTTAGGAACGCCAGATAGCCCGTTAAAAAGTAACGTGTTATCGGCTATGCGTAACGCAGGTCAAAACTGGTCAGGTTATGTGCATGTATTAGCAGAAGATGCCGAAGAATTGGCATTTGTTGGCGCGGTGATGGATGCACAAGCGGTCGCCAGTTGTGAAGGCTACGTATTAGTGGGTGATGCGACGAAAGCCGTTATTCAATCGGCTAAATCCTTACGCTCGGATTTAATTGCCAAATATGGGCGCTGGCTGTTTGCCATTTTGGGCGTAGCAGCTACACAAGACGATGAAGCGTGGTCGAGCTATGTTGAACGCTTGTCTGCTTTATCAAAAGGGGAAGCGGAACCCTCTATACAATTAGTACCAATGTTATGGGGTAATGAAGCGGGAGCATTAGCAGGGCGATTATGTAACCGTGCAGTGACCATTGCTGATAGCCCCGCACGAGTCAAAACAGGCGCATTAACCGATTTAGGTAGTGCGTACCTACCATTAGACGGAACAGGAAAAAGCCTTGATTTAGCAACACTGCAAGCATTGGAAAAACAGCGTTTTAGTGTACCGATGTGGTATCCAGACTATGACGGCATTTATTGGTCTGACGGTCGCACATTAGACGTTGAAGGCGGTGATTATCAGTCAATCGAAAACTTGCGTGTTGTTGATAAAGTCGCGCGCACAGTGCGTATTCGTGCCATTGCTAAAATTTCCGACCGCAGTTTAAACAGCACCCCATCCAGTATTGAAGCCCATCAAGCCTACTTTGCCAAAGTATTACGTGAAATGTCACGCAGTACGCAGATTAACGGGGTGAGTTTCCCTGGTGAAATAAAACCACCCAAAGAAGGCGATGTGGTCATTACATGGAAAAACAAAAATAACGTTGAAGTGTATATCACGGTGCGAACTTATGAATGCCCGAAAGGGATCACCATTGGCATTCTATTAGACACATCCTTGGAGAATGAATAATGAGCGGAAAACGGATTTCGGGGCAGTCGATTGATTTTAATATCGACGGTGATTTAGTTCATGTTGAGAAAGTCAGTCTCTCGATTACAGACAATACAGGTGTCGCTCAAACGAATGGTGTGCCTGATGGTTATGTGAATGGGGATGTGTCGGCAGAAGGTGAGCTGGAATTATCCACTAAATATCTCAACGTCATTACCGCTAAAGCCCGTAATGCTGGCTCTTGGCGTGCCATTCCGTTAGTCGATTTGATGTGGTACGCGAAAGCGGGCACAGAAGAGCTTAAGGTTGAGTCTTTCGGCTGTAAATTAAACGTCACCGATATTTTAGATGTTGACCCGAAAGGCGGTGCTGTGATGACGCATAAAATTAAATTTATTGTCACCTCACCGGACTTTGTGCGTATTAACGGTATTCCATATTTAGAGTCTGAATTAACAGACAAACTGTAATAAAGGACATGTTCATGGAAGAACATAATAAAACACTGATTTCACTGATTATCTTAGGGGCATTGATAGCTATTGGTAAAATGATGTCAGGGAGTGAACCTATTACGCTACGTCTTTTTATTGGGCGCGTTATTTTAGGTTCAGCGGTGTCATTAATGGCGGGAGCATTACTGATTTGGATACCAGGTATTTCTCCTTTAGCGATTACGGGGTTAGGTTCAGCATTAGGCATTGCAGGATTTCAGTTAGTGGAATTGTGGCTGAAAAAACGAGGCAGTGATTTATTTACAGGGAAGTTAAAAAAATGACACGCGGAATTCGTAATAATAATCCAGGCAATATCCGTCATGGTGCTTCTAAATGGCAGGGAATGTCTGCAGAGCAAAATGATACTCAATTTGTGCAATTTATCTCGCCCGAATTCGGTATTAGAGCACTGATGAAACTATTGCAGACTTACTCAAAATACAACGGTAAGCAAAATGTGGGTTGTGGGAAAATAGATACTATTGAAGAAATTATCGAACGTTGGGCACCTGCATCGGATAATAATCACACTGAAAACTATATCCAACGTGTGTGCAAAGAAACCGGATTTAATCGCCAAGCGTGCTTGAATTTATACGACAAAGAGACCGTTATTTCTTTAGCAAAAGCGATTGTACAGGTTGAAAACGGTGAACAGCCTTATTCAGACAAGGTTTTTGAAACGGCGTTTAATCGGATATGAAACAAGCAACGGCGATCTTCTTTGCGTTTATTCTGGCTTTTTCGGCGGGCTGGCTGGTTAAGGGTTGGTATCAAGATAGCCTTGAGCTGGTCGCATTAAAAACGGCGAATGAAGTCAATAACGCCAGTTTAAAGGCTCAACAAGATTTAGCGAGTCAATCAGCCAGGACGTTAGAAAATAAATTAGAGGAACTCGCCAATGTGCAACCGCCTGAAATACGCACCGAAATTATTAAGCCTGTGTTCACTAATCTTTGTGTTAGTGATGATTTTGTCGGGATGTACAACGAAGCAATCGACAGTGCCGAACGTACCCTATCAGGAAAATCTACTGACAAAATGCCCGACGACATTACCAAAGTTAAACGGTAATACTGGGGCGGATTTAGCCACTGCATTATTAGAATATGTTGAAATTTACGGAAAATGTGCTGTGAGGCACAACCAATTAACGGACGAAATTCGTCAAAGGATGGAAAAATGAGTACCAAGAAAAACACAATTACTTTAGTCGTGATGGGCAAAGAGCTGGTTTTTGAACCCAATATGACCGCGTACAATGGCTGGTTAAATGCGATTTCTGCCGACGATAAAGTGGCGCCTACTGTTACCTATTTGCGCCGAATTATTGCCCCTGAAAGCAAAGAAGCCTTAACAGAGATTTTAAATATCCCTGGTTCGGCAATGCAGTTACTGGAAAAAGTAAACTCAGAATATGCGCCAAAACTGGATATTGAACTAAAAAACTAACGGCGCGAGTCGATGCTGTTGAACGCAGTGCCTTAGAACAATACATAACGTTACGACGGCACTATCTCCCTCATGAGCAGGATGATATCGACAGTTTCGCCCGCGCAATTTGGCTAGATAATCACTTCACAGAAAATCACCGCATCGCGGTCGCAAATGGCATTGCATTAGCTTTCAAGGGTGAATGATGAGTACATTAGATTTTACACTCAGCATGATTGATAAAGTCACTCAGCCCTTGAAGGCCGTGCAAGCAGGTGTGACTCAATTTGCTGAAACCTCACAACAGGCGTTTAAAAATATTGCGGTCGGCGGGGCGGGCTTGGCTGGCTCCGTCTTTGCGTTAAAAAACGTCTTAGATCCCGCGTTAGCGATTCAAGATGCCCTTGATATGGCGAAAGTCACGGGTGTTGATGATGGTGCAATGAAAAAAATCACCGATGAAGCACTCACTTTCAGTGCGCAATACGGTAAATCGGCGGTGCAATTCGTTGAGTCCTCTCTCTCTATCCGAAAGGCCATTAGTGGCATTTCAGATAATGAACTCCCGCAACTAACCAAAATCAGCAACATTACGGCATCAGCACTAAAAACCACGGCCGAAGAATCCAATGCCTATATGGGCAAAATGTTTTCTCAGTTTCAAGGCTATGCCGACAGCGTGGGCAAAGTGACGTTCGCGGAAGAGCTGGCAGGCAAAGCCGTTATTATGTCGCAAACCTTCGGCACGTCGATGGCTGAAATTACTGATTTGATGGAAGGGGCGCGTTCTGCAGGTACGCAATTTGGTGTCGGTATTGATGAACAGTTAGCCGTATTAGGCGAGTTGCAACGTTCATTAGGCACAGAATCCAGTAGCGCGTATGAGTCGTTTCTGTCAGGGGCAACGGACGGGGCGAAAAAACTCGGTCTATCGTTTGTTAATGCGTCAGGGCAAATGCTGACCATGCCTGAAATGCTGGAAAAGTTACAAGGAAAATATGGCAAGTCCATTGCAGGTAATTTAAAGGCTCAAAAAGAAATTGAGGACGCATTTGGCGATTCCGCTATTGTCGTGAAATCACTGTTTAATAACGTCGAGGTATTACGTAAAAATATTACCGCATTAGGCGGTGATGATGGCATGAAACGTGCCACAGAAATGGCCAGTATGTTGGCTAATCCGTGGGAGCGGTTATTGTCGATTTGGGAGTCTATCCGCATTGCCGTGGGTATGACACTGTTACCCGTGATTGTGCCCCTGGTGAATAAAATTGCTGATATGGGGAAAATGCTCGTGCGTTGGTTGAAGCTATTCCCCAATATTGCCCGTGCTATTGGTTATGTGGTGGCGGGGTTTATTGCATTTACGGCCATGGGGGCGATGGCCAATATCGTATTGGGGGTTGGTCGATTGCTATGGGTCGGTATTTTGCCGTTGTGGAAAACGGGCGGAGTGTTATTGTCCTTGATGAAAGGCAAATACGATTTAGTGACAAAAGCCACAGGATTTTTTAGTGGTTCCCTCGCCAAATTAACGAGATTTTTAAACATCACCAAAATGGCCTCGTTTGCCACAGCATTAGGATTTACCTCTATTACATGGCCTGTTTTATTATTAATCGGCTTGTTTGCCTTAATTGCGATCGCCGTTGTGAAATTTTGGCAACCCATCAAAGCATTTTTTAAAGGATTTGTGCAAGGCTTTACGGAGGCGTTTGGTTCGATGACCCCCATGTCTCCGATGTTTAAAAAAATTGGTGATGCATTGGGTGGGGTATGGAATGCGGTAAAAAGCGTTTTTAAATGGTTTACGGATTTACTGACCCCCATCCAGTTTTCAGAAAAGTCGCTCAATAAAACTAAAGTTGCGGGGCAGGCATTTGGTAAAACCGTTGCTAAAGCCATTGAGGTGCTGACGTTCCCGTTTAGGATGACGATTGAATTAGTCATGATGATGGCCAATATTTTTATCCGTAGTGCAAAATGGATTGGTAAAAAATGGGACACACTCGGTACGGACATCATGAACGGATGGAGCGCCGTGTGTCAGTGGTTTTTCTCACTGTCGCCTGTGCAATATTTTATTGATATCTGCAACAACGCATCACAACTTTTTTCTGCAGTGTGGGGTGTGATTGCCGATGGTTGGGACGCGCTTTGCAATTGGTTTAAAAACTTTTCTATCGCTGACAGTTTTAACGGTATAACTCAATCTATAAAAGGGGTATTTGATGGATTATGGGACTGGCTCAGTAAGTCTTTTAATAGTGTATTTAATGCGGTGGCCAGTAAATTAAATTATCTCCCTGGTGTGAATATTGATTTAAAAGAAACGCAAACATCGGTCACTAACACCCCATCACCTATTATTCCAACGGATATGGGAGTGAACCATCAAAACCGCCGTTTTGATTATCAGCCGTCATTATTAACAGGGCGTGAGTTAAAAGGCATTAACAAAGGTGGTTTAAGTAAAGAGATCAATAACAATCAAACGAGCGTTGATAACCGCAGGCAATATGGAAATATCACGATTAATAACGGCAATGTGATGTCACCTGCGGATTTGGAAGAGTGGGGCGCATTGAATTAAGGATAATGCCATGGAACAGGCGAAATATATTGATTTACTGATAACAGAACGTGATTTCACGCTCAATGCAGGCTTTGAGCCGATATTGTGTAATAACCGCCAAAGTATTACGCAAGATATTGCGCATGCGATTATTGAGAGCGGTTTAGCCACTCAATTAGTGGCCGAACGTAGCCCAACCTTGCGCGCTGATATTCGTATGCAGATTGTGTTACTGGTTGAAGATGATGAGCGACTTATTCCAGGCACCATTATTGTTGATGAAGAAAACGTAAAAAAATTATGGGTGACCGCAGACACCTATGATTTTGGCCGTATTAATGTCGGGGTGAATTATGGCGAATAAACAACGTCCACAAATTGACTACGAGTCGGCATTAAAAGATAACGGCATGCCTATTACTGCCGATGAAATTAATCAGCAATTTAACGACATTGTGAAAGAAGAAGGCTTAATTACCAATACGTCCAATATGTCACCATTTTGGCGCTTAATTAATACTCTTGTCACTACGCCCGTTCAGTGGCTCAAAGATGTCTTGATTAATTTGGTGTTCACCAATATGTATCTGGCTACTGCATCGGGCTCATGGCTGGAAATGTTCGCCTGGGGCGTTAACCTGCAACGTAAGCCCGCCACCAAAGCCAAAGGACAAGTGCGTTTTTACCGCATTGCGGGGCAAAATAGTGTCACGGTGCCAGCGGGTACTATCGTACAGACAGAGCGCATTAATGGGCAGATTTACAGTGTGGTGACCACGGAAACCGTGACGATTGAAAAAGAGTCTGCCCTGATTGCGGTTGATGCCAGTGACGCAGGCGGAGCTTTTAATCTTGCACCAGGTTATTTTCGTATTCTTCCCGTTGCTGTGCCAGGCATTGAACGGGCGCAAAACGAGGAAAATTGGTTGTTAGTGCCTGGTGCGGATAAAGAGAGTGACAATGATTTACGTGACCGTTGCCGTAATCAATATAATCTAGTGGGGAATTACCACACTGACGCGGTATATCAAGGCATGATTGCCAGTGTCGTCGGTTTGAGTATTGACCGCATTTTCTTTTTGCATGATGCGCCTCGAGGAGCGGGTACCGCCAATGCTTATTTATTGTTAGATAGTGGCGTCATTAGTCAGCCGTTTATCGACAAAGTTAACGATTATGTCAACACACAAGGCCATCATGGGCACGGTGATGATATGCAGTGCATGCCAATGCCTGAAACACACCATGCCATTAAGTTAACGGTATTTGTGCAAAATCTCGCTAATTTAACCGATAACGAGCAAGTCAAATTACGGCAAGACATTGAAAATTTAGTGCGTTGTGCGTTTCGTGAAAACACCAGTTATGACGTGAAAAAAACATGGCCTTACTCGCGTTTTTCATTTTCTAATCTAGGGCGTGAAATTCACCGCCATTTTTCCTTGGTTGATTCCCTGCAATTTAATCAAACGGATATCATCAGTGAATTGAGTGTGCCCCGTTTAAAATCGCTGTCTGTGGAGCTACAAGATGCCTGATTTCAAGGAACGATTAAAAGGCTTAAATTTGCCGTCATGGATGAACAAAGGCGAACCCGCAAAACTGTTAAATGCGGTGCGTAAATTTTGGTCGGGTGTTTATGACTGGATGTTATGGCCACTCAAACAATTGGACGCAGAAACCTGCTCAGAAGAATTGTTATCAGTGCTGGCCTATCAGCGTGATATTCACCGTTTTAAAGGGGAGCCATTAGATTTATTTCGCAAGCGGGTAAAATTTGCCTTTATTAATGCCCGTGATGCGGGGTCGGTCAGTGGTTTTATTGCTATTTTTGAGCGCTTAGGCGTGGGCTATGTCGAGCTGTTAGAGCGTCAGCCTGATATTGACTGGGATGTCATTATTTTACGGGTCAGTGACGGACAAATCGCAGGCAACCCCGATTTGTTGATGGGCATTATTCGCCAGTATGGACGCACGTGTCGCCGTTATCGTTTTGAAGTGATCACCAATAATCAATTAGTGATGCGGTTTGGTTGGGCTGATTGTGAATATCAGACCTTTGGCGCATCACTGTTACAAGGAGAGTAACAAATGTCACAATCTATTATTACAACGGCATTTGAGCGCTGGAAAGCCCAAGAGTCGATTGATGGAAACTTGATTGTGTTAGACGAGTTCGTCTTTGCACATATCCCGAATTTAGAGATTGAAAAACCGATTGACCGCAATGAAGGCCTGCCCGATGCAAAATATATCGTGCATCGCCAAGCAGTCAATAAAACGGGCGTCGTCAATCAAAATGCGGTGGCCTATTCGGTGACTATCGGTGCCGAAATTGGTGATTTTGATTTTAACTGGATTGGGCTATTAAATAAAAAATCGGGCACAGTAGCGATGATTGTGCATGCGCCTACTCAACGAAAAATTGAAACCCAAGCAGGGCAACAGGGCAACGTGTTAACCCGTTCTTTCTTGCTGGAGTATTTAGGGGCAAGCAAAGAAACCGCCATTACCACACCTGCAGAAATGTGGCAGATTGATTTTACCGCCAGACTTTCTGGCATTGATGAAATGCAACGCCTAGTTAATACCGACAGTTACGGTGAGGCCTCTTTTTTTGATGATGCGTTTTTAGTAGCTAAGACAGGGAATCAATATTTTGTCACAAAAGGTATTGGATACATCGGTGGTTTACGGGCGGAATTAATCACAAACCAAAATATCACCGTGCCTGCGGAAAATACCAAAGTTTATGCTGATGTGAGTTACCAGGGCAATATTACCAGTCGTTGGCAAACCCACATTAAGCTGACCGTCAAACCTGATTTAAAAAACTATATTGATAATGCAGGTTTTACGCATTTTGTGTTTGCGATAGCGTCGATTTCAGCGGACGGAAAAATTACCGATTTACGCCCTAAAGGAACACTGGATTTTCAGCAATTAGATGATGCGTTAAAGAAACATGCTCAGTCTCGTAATCACCCTGATGCAACATTAACGGCCAAAGGATTTACTCAACTGACGGATAAAACGGGTACTAGTCAGGCATTAGCCCCAACACAAAAATTAGTGACCGATTTACATAATAACGCAATGGCATCAGCAAAATCAGCTAACGACAATGCCAATACGCGATTACCTTCAACAGGAACGGCCGTTGCCTCACAAAAGCTGGCGACTCCGCGCAAAATTTCGGGGGTGCCGTTTGATGGTACGCAAGATATTACCTTAAATGCGGGAAATGTGGGGGCAGCTACCCCCGCACAAGTCAATGAAGCCAAAACCATGGCCTCCAATGCGCAAAACACGGCAAACAGTGCGGTTACGAAAGCCGACAATGCCCAAAAGACCGCCAATGATGGTGTGAGCAAAGCCAATACTGCACAAACCACAGCCAATAATGCCAATAACAATGCCAATGGCCGTGTGCCTAATACCCGTAAAGTGAATGGTAAGCAGTTAAATGCGGATATTACCTTAAACGCGGGCGATGTGGGCGCATCGACCCCCGCACAAGTCAATGAAGCTAAAACCATGGCGACGAATGCGCAAAATACGGCAAACAGTGCGGTGACTAAAGCCAATACCGCACAAACCACAGCCAATAATGCCAATAACAATGCCAATGGACGCGTGCCTAATACTCGTAAAGTGAACGGTAAGGCATTAAGTGCGGATATCACCTTAAACGCGGGCGATGTGGGGGCAGGGCTGAAATCAACCGCAAACCGTTCGGAAAATGGTTGGTGGAAATGTGGTGATACAGGGATTATTTATCAATGGGGGAAAAAGACTATTACCTATAATGATTATTTTATTAATTTCCCGATTGCGTTTCCGAATAAATTATTTTCATTTCATGCCATTGATTATGATGGTGCAAATAATCCAGGGTTTAATTTAAAAAAATCAACTTTATCTAAAGTGGCAATGGAAATGCCTGCACCGATAATTGCTGTTATGTGGTTTGCAATAGGATTTTGAATCAAGGAAAAGGAGATTAAGATGAAATGGCAACGCAAGCGATTCGCGCTTTCGGGCGATTTAACGGGCATTAGCTGTTCATTATTACCCGTTCACCCGTTTATTTATGGTGTTGGGCAAAATACTGCCACAGGCAGTTATTTAAGCCCCACCAATGCGATTAATTATATTGCTAATAAAATTCAGGGGGCGGGTGAGGTTGATATTGTGGTGACGATGATTTGCGCCCGTACTCATGACGAGTTTATCAATGCAATTCAAGGCTTTTCGGGCGTATTGCCTTTGCCTGTATTTAGCCAAGTTGAACGTATGGCCAAAACCGCCGAAAGCCTAAATATTACCAAAATGCAGATACCGGCTAAAACGATAGCCGGTATTCCAGACCCGCAAACATTATCAACTAATAACAGCCGTGCGGTAATCAATGCGGGATTAATTGAGAAAGCAAAAAGTGAAGCCTCAAGCGGGGCAAGTGTTGCTGGGTTACTTTCTAGCGTAAAAGGATTTGCTGAAAGTCGAAAAAATATCTTGCAAGGCATGGCTGATTCATTGACGGGCTTACTGGAAAAATCAACCACGGTTTGGGTGTTCCAGGAAAAAGGTAACGGCGCGGAATTAGCCGATAAAATGAAAAAAGAAATCCCTGAACAAGATGCGGTTTACACCTTGGCTACGCTTTTTGCAGGCGATATTGATGCAATCAAAGGAATGATGCATGACACAGACACCACTTTACGAAAATAACACACCGAAAGTCAGCCAAATCATTACGTTGGCGCTGGACGGTGAAGCTATTTTATTAAAAAACCTGACCGTCACACCCTCGATGATGTATCAGGACAAAGACCAATCAGGGCAGTCCTCAAGTACCGTCAATAGTGAGCAGGGCATTAAGCCCAAAGAACTCCGCATTACGGGCACTATTCCTTTCACCGAAGAAAAAACGCTAACCCGTTTATTTGCCTTAGCTGAAGCCAAAGAAAATGGATTACTAAAACGCTATCGTGTGGCCAACCGCATGGCTAGCGCGATTAATTTTCGTCTTGGCACATTCACTAACGGCATTGATGCGTCAAAGATGGACGGTAAACAAGCCTGGCAAGTCACCTTTACTTTACGTGAGCATTTATCCGTACCCGAAAAACGCGAAAGTCGTTCAGCAGGGCAAGTTAAAGCCAAAACACAAAATATGAGTAATAAGTCAAAAGCCAATGGCGAAGGAACGCCAGAACAAGAGCAGGAATTAAGCTGGTTTGAGAAAAATGTATTGAAGCCAGTTAATGATGCGTTGGGAGATTAAAAGATGAAACCAATTAATCGACTTTATTTATCCGGTGATGAAACGCACCTTGTCGACGTTAAAATGGTGCTGGAATTATCGCAATGTGGCCGTGGCTTTATTACGGCTAAAACCGATACCGATTACACGGGTAAATTGGTGCGCCTTGATATTGGCTACACAGATTTACTCTTACGGTATTTCACGGGTTACGTAGAACGTTCGCAACCGTCACAAAATGGTTTTCAAAAATTGTTTGTGCGGGAGTTAGTTGGTGTATTCGACAGAATGTGGCCGTGCTCTTTTCAGCATCCCACCTTAAAACAGATCACCGATTATCTAAAAGAGCACAGCGGATTACATTTTGTGTTACCGGATGCCGAATATGTAAATACCCCAATCCCACATTACACCCATAATGGCACGGGCTATCAATTATTAAATAGCCTGGGAACAGTGTTCAATATTCCCGATTATGTGTGGTATCAAACGCCAGACGGTGACGTGTTCGTGGGGAGTTGGGCGGATTCATTCTGGAAAGATAAAGAGGTTGAAATAGACAATCAATTCTCTTCCGAACAGCGTGCCGGTAATCAAATGACCATCCCGATGGTGCAAAGTTTACGCCCTGGTGTGAAAGTGAATGATAAACGCCTAGAGCGTGTGGCGCTGGATAACGACAATATGACGTTAACATGGATTAGCCCTGATGCGATTACAGGACGAGCTGAAAACCGCACCATAGCCCAACAACAAATTGATAATGCGTATCCTGAACTTTCGGCAGGTTTGCACTTACCGAAATTTGCCCGTGTTGAAGCACCGACAGAAAATACCACGGCAGGGGATATTTCAGACCCATTCAGACCCAAATACGCCGTTGACGTGCAAATGGTTGATGCCGATGGCAATGATGTGGCACCCGTTTATCACGCGGTGCCGTTACCATTACCCATGGCAGGCAATGAGTCGGGAATGTTTCAATATCCGCCTGTGGGTTCGATGGTCGAAATTGCATTTGAAAATGGCCGTGCAGATAAGCCCTTTATTCGCCAAGTGTTAAGTCATGGCAATACCTTGCCCGACATTAAGCCAGGCGAACAACTGCAACAGCAACGTCAAGAGGTATCACAGCGGGTAACACAAGACGGCACATGGCATCGTCAAACTGACCAAAAAATTATTGAAGAATCGATGCACCGTGAAGTTAAAACCGACACAGAAAATCGCACGGTTATCGCCAGAGAAACCACCGTACAAGCCACCGATAAAACGACCGTGATAGGCACAAGCACGTTAATGGCAGGTGCCATTATGCAAATTGCAGAGGGTGACTTTAGCCAGGCAACACAAGCCAATAAGGTTGTGGCTGTTGGCAAAAACATGACGGTTGATGTGGGCCAACAGTTAGAAGAAAAAATCGGGGCAGTGCGTTCCAGTATCGCTGGCGCGATGCAAAAAATCACGGCACCGGTTGTTTATTTAGGTAATGAACAATTGAATGTGATGCAATGCATGTTAGATACCTTAGATGTGGTGAATGAGTTAGCTGCACTCACTGCAAGTCATACTCATAATAACACGGGCGGTCCGTTAAATGCCTCAGCCATTAGCAACACAGGCACCAAATCAGCAGGACTTAAACAGAAGTATTCACCTGTCATTGGGTGATAAAATCGTTACCATCCTTGCCCGCGCTTGCGGGCTTTTTTACACCCTCAATATAACCACTTCTACGCCACGCTAAGGCGTTCAATACTCACAATACATCTGCGTTAGCTCAAAATGGATCGCATCGATAGCGCGTGGCTCAGTGCGCGCAATACCCACGAAATAAAATCATTCACGACGTAAAACGCACTAATCCGCACCCGCCTGCACAATTTGGATCAAAAAAATATTTCAGTTTGAATTTTTTACAAAACATATCACGAGGGCGCGCGGGGATTGGGTTCTTTGCGTAAGCGTCAAACTGAAATGATTGTAAAAGATTTCAGGTTATTTCAGTTTGAGAGATAGAAAAAGGATCGCGATAAAAAATTAACGCATTGATAGTAAAAGAAATTTCATACTTTACGTGGGGTTGATGATCTAAATGAAAAACCAGAGAAAATAAAATATCTCTGGTTAATCATAAGGATAATTATTTTTGAAACTGAAATTAAATTAACATCAGAGTATTTATAGTATTTTTTATATGATTGAAAGAATTAATATCATCTCCAGAATAATTTTGAGTGTAGCCATCCTCAGCTAACTTCCACTTGTCTTTTAGGATAGTTATTTCTTTGGTATATTTTTTCTCAAAGTCTAAATAATTTTTAGTGGGTGCTAAAAGAGTTATAAGTATTGTGTCTATAACAGAATAACCTGTTTTATTTCTAAAATTATCAAGATAATTAGCCATGTCGATGTCAAATAAGTCTAATATATCCTCACAGCTACAATCTTCCGTTATTAATTTATTTTTTAAATCAATATTTAATAAATAAATAAACGTGCCAATTATTTTATAAACATTAATACAAAAAGCAGATGATTTGTTAAGATTTTGCCCAATTATTTGGGTGATTTGTAAATATTTAACCAAACGTTCTATATCTCTTAGTGAAAGCCTGTATTTTTTTATAAAAAAAGAAATAATCTGAATATATCCTGGCTGTGATAAAAAGTTTAGATTCTGATCTCCTTGTATTAGATTATGAAAATATGTCATAGAATTTAATTCTAATTTATCAGTATGAGAATTAGGAATATGAAAGTGTGGTAAGTCTATTTTAAAACTAATAAATTTATCTAAATACTTACGTGCATCAATAGAATTACCATAGACCTTATTTATTGATGATTCCAGTTGCTTTAAATTTGATATCATTACAAATTTAACATTATTCATGTTAAAAATATGTTTTATTGATTCAATCATTTTTAATGCGTAATTAGGTCGACATCTATCTAATTCATCAATAAAAATAATAATAGGGTGTTCATTTGATAGTGATTCAAGAATTCCCCTTAAAGCTAAAATATTTTCATTAGATTTTTCATGAATATTTAGCAAGTTGTCAATAGAAGCATCTATTGCTGTTGTTGTTTGTTCTTTAAGCGCCTCTGATAATTCTTCACTTAAATTATCTACGTTTTCTTTTAAAATAATAGTAGTACCTGCATTAAGAAGAACTTTTGATGCATATTTTAAAACAGGTATTGCTTTCTTTATTATTGATTTCTTATCTTGCTGTTTTGGAAATAATGAAATTATAGCAGCAATTAATGTTAAAATTGGCTCATCAGAGCTGTCAGCGTTAAATGCATCAACATAAACACATCTCAAGTTATCGTGATTCCTTTTTATTTCATAGATTACCTTATGGCAGAATTCAGTTTTACCTGTACCCCAATCACCATTTATAATAATCGGAGAAAGTTCTATATCACTTGTGAGTAAATGAATTAACTTATCTGCTATAGGTTTACGAGAAAATTCGTCTCTTAGTGAAAAAGAAAGACTAGGGTGCAT